GATAGTTGCCAGGCGTCACTTCTATTTTTATTTCTATGCTTCCAAGTTACTCCTGACCTATCGGTGGGTATGTCATCAATTTTTCCAACACCTTTTGTAAATGATTGAGCAAGTGGCCAGGCATACACAGATACAGTTTCTGCTAATTCAGTTGCATCTGCTAGAGAATAATTAATGCTTGAAGAAAAAGCACTCCCTACTACATTATCTAACGTAGAAACTATTTCAGTATGTTTAAATTTTACTAAAATACGTGATGATTCTCCTTTTAAAATTTTATTGGGAAAGCTAGCTAGTTCTACTATTTCGTCTATACCAGCGTTTGATTCTGATTTAAACGTGGTAATAAAAGTATCTGCTTCTGGATATAGTCTGTATACTGCCATTTTATACTGTTATTATTCTTCCTTTAATATCTGTATCAGGAAATTTAACTTCAAAGAAGCAAGGGTCATATGAAGGATATACTACATTATTTCTTGTAGCACCTTTAATATCATACCCAAATTCAGAGTAGTTATCTCCTACTTTATTAATTATTTCTAATTTTTGTACTGTCTGTACTCCTTTTACTCTATCTAGTACAGTAGTTATTCTAGCTAAGTTTATAGGTTGATTTATGTTTCTATTAGCTGTAATAAAATATTCTTTTATTCTCTGAATGCAATCAAGTAGAACTTGCCTGCCTGTAAAACTAGGAAGGGCTAATACTTCGAAATTTATTCCTATGTTAACTATAAATGCGTCTTTTATATTTAAACTATCAGATATCATCATATACTGCGATAGATAGTTCTTAAGGTTTCTTTTTAGATTGTCAGTCGAATAACTAAGCTTTTTATTATTATCGTATGCTAATACGTATAGCGATAAAGAAAATGGATTATCACTTACAAAATTAGTATTTGCTTCGGTTGCTGTAGCTTCGTCTTTAGTCACAAAAGTTTTAGCTACTGTACCGAATCTAGGGGGAAGAGATTGTGCTCTAACATTATAATCTTGTAGGGTAACAGCCCTTCCTTGCTCATTAAAAGATCTTAAAGAGTTTTCTCTTATTTCCTGCACTGTATCTCCGTCTTTACCCCCAGTTGCAGGAAGTGGGTTATTAAACGATAGTGTACCTTGATATGTTGTATCGGCAGCAGTTGATGTAACTGATGATTGTTGAGTTATAGTGTTAGCTGGAACGTTAGCGTTAATACCTCCTCCTTTTAGGTACTTGATAGTTAATGTAGTGTTTGAAGGAGCTAAACCATAAGTTCTAGTAAAAAGAAAATTTGAAGGGTCATAAGAGTGGTCTATTCTTGATACTCCATCTGCGTTACCAATACCTACATTAGTAGGGTCAGGTATTATTACTGAGTCATCAGATTCACTTATTCCTGCTCCAAATTGAATTAAAAGATTACCTGCTGAATTAAATCTAGTTACAAATCTATAAGGAACTTTTTTCAAAGTTAATTTAGTTTTTACTGTATCGTCAGCATCGGTATTAGCGGTTTCGTCATATACAGTTTCTTGACCTAAATAAGGAACTTCTGTATAAATGTTACCTCCAGAGTCAGTTATAGAGAGTATTCCGATTATATCTAGATCGTCAACTGTAATAGTTTTAAATTTTTCTGCTGTTCCTATTACTTCAGTAGAGGTAATAACCTCTCCAGAGAATGCTTTTGCTTTCTTTTTTAATGTATACTCTGCTGGGTTACCTCCAGCTATAGAAGCTACAGTAATAGTAGTGGGGTCAAAAGAACTAGAGAAACTAAAGTCTATCGACTGGTCTATTAAAAATGCTGGTTGTCCTGAGGTAGTAGCCTTGAGTTGTGCGTTTGATGAGATTAATAATGCTTGGTTAAAATTAGGTTCATAATCAGTTCCTGTTGAAGCTACATTTTGGGTAATATCTACATCAACTTCTGATACAGTAGTTATCTTAGGTCTATAGCCAAGTGTGTATGCTAGTGAGTATAGGTTTTCAGGATTTTTTGCATGTTGTACAAAAGTTTCTTGTAGTTGTGTGTCAGAATAAAACGAAAGTACATCACCTACATATGCTGCCATTTCTATAAACATCATGCCTGGTGAGGTAGGAGAAAAGTCATTAAAGGTGTCAGGAAAGTAGTTTTTAGCAAATTCAACTAATGAATTTCTAAAATCATTAAAATCTCTGTTTATATATTTTATATCTCTTACTTCTTTCATTATAGTTCAAAATTAATAGCTAACGTATCCTCTATGCCTGTGTCTTGAATTTGATATCTCATACTAAATGTAACTGTATTAGTATTAGGTGTACCTACTGTGCTTAATTTTATAGGTACTACAGCAGGAAAATTATTCCTTAAAGAATCTCTAATTTCTCCATCTATAGCATCTACGTTTTCTTTATCTATATTTTCAAATAATAAATTTCTTAATCCTGTACCAAAAGTAGGATTTAAAAATCTTTCTCCTTTACCAGTCAGAAAAAAATTTATTAAATTATTCTTTATAGCATCTCTAGTAGTAAAAGTAGAATTAAATACCCCAACCCCTGTAAAGGGTAAGGAGACTCCTATAGCTTTACGAGGCTGTCTATCTAACGGATTAATTTTTTTTGCTTCAAACGCCATTATACTGGTAATCTACTTTTATCTTTTTTATATGAAGCGTCTAATACGCTTTTTGCTTTGCTTACAAAGTCCAGTTTACTTATATCTATTCCCGGCATAGGGCCGCTGTTTTCAGTCAATCCCATTTGGTTAGCTAGTGTACTAGTAGCTGCTGCTCCTGGAGTAGGAGCTTGAGCATTTACTATTTGTTTAAAATCGTTACTAGTCATTTCTCCTGCCGTTTGATTTAACATTTCTTCTAAAGGTACAGTTCCTGTGTTAATCTTGCCTGTAGACCAGGTTTGTTTTAAATCTTTTTGTACAACTGGTTTGTATTCGTTAAACTTTTGTACATTAGTAGAAGTAGGTTCACTGGCAACTTTTACGGCTTCAGTAAGCATATCTTGAAGTTCTTCTTTTATAGCTGCTTTTACTTCTTCTCTTATTACTTTTCGTAATGTATCTAGTTTCATAATAATAAATATCTAATAATTAAAGTATTGAAAGCTGAGTATCTAATCTTACTCTGATATCAGCTAAAATAGTTTTTGCTTTTGTTGTAAAAGTAGGAGGAGATTTTAATACAGTAACTCCTTCTAATGTCTGCGCAACTCCAAATCTTCTTGCTGCGACTGCTGGTGAAGTTGGGTCTTCTTCTACTTTTAAAATATAAATGTTACCGTCTATTGCTTCGTATAACTCTGAGTTAGTATCTGGTAAGTTAACACCTGATCCTGCAAGACCATCTAGAGGTAATCCGTCTGGTCCTAAGTTAAGACCGTCACCGTCTCCTGCATTTTTATTGTCACCATCTACAGTCCCAAAACTATCCTCTATTCTTCTTCTTCGTAGTCTAGACTTTACTCCATCGGGAATGAACTCTTCTATGGCGTAATCCTCTACCAACTCTAGCATTTCTTGAGATGCTGAATCAAAAGCTTGTCCGTCATCTTCACCGTCTAGCATTAACTCTAAAGAATTAGCCATTGATGTAAGTATACCTCCATATTCATCTAATAAATCTTGATTTATTGCTCCTACGTCTTCTCCCGAAACTAAAGAATCAGCATATGCTTCGTTTAAAGCACAAAAAGAGTCCGCAAAAGATAATAGATCATTCATTCTATCTGTAATTAATGAAAATGCGTCTATTTGGGCTTGTACAGTATCTACTCCGGCTTTAATGGATTCAGCTAGATTTATTGCTTTTGCAACATACTCCTGTAGGGTTTCAATTATAGCTTGAAGTTTCAAAGGAACTGAGATAGTAATACCTATTCCAGGAGGAATAGAGGTGGGTATAGGTAGGTTTATTATAACATTTACTATCTTTAACAGTTTAGTAATAGCGCCTAATACTTTGCCTGCAGTTTGTGTTAATTTGTTTGCAACATCTCCTACTCCGTTTATAAAATCTGCTACTTGCTCTGTTCCCTTAGCTATGTCTGAGGTATCGTCACATAGGGAGGGTGATAATCTTTGTAATACCAGTGCAGTAGCACTTTGAATAGCTCTTTGCTTAAACTTACGTATAAGTATTTTATAAGCCAGCCTAGCTTTATTCTTTATAACTCCTTTTAGTTTACCTAGTTGGGAGTTGATATGCTCTTTGAGTTTATCTTCTTCTATTTTAATGAATGTAGCCATTACTCAACAAATACTTTTTTAGAGTTTAAATCAGTTCTAACTCTAGTTTCTATTCCCTCTACAAGTTCTTTAACTGATTCTGCTGCGTTAATAACTCCTGGTATCCATATATCAGGTCTTCTGACTGCACTTAATCCTCCGATTAGTTCAGTTAAAGCATCTAAAATTTCTAAAAAAATAGTTTCGGCATGACCACCTAATACTGCAGGCTGTTGTAAGCTTTCTGCTGATCCTACTCTCAAAGGAGCATTTCTTAATTTAAATGCCAGATTACCTAAATATATTTTTTTAGAATCTAGCACTATTCTATCAGTTCCGTCTAGATGCACATTAGATGAGTTTATAGCTACGTTTTCTTTACCGGATAAAAGTATGCTTTCTTCTCTGGCATTTAATACTATACGGTCTGATTGTATTATGGCTTGAGCACCTCTATATAAATCAGTATTTAAAGGTCCAAAATTTAGATATGAACCTCTTTCTTCATTAGCAGGAATCAATGGTATAATATGATCAGATGTTAAGTATATAGATGTACGGTCGTTATTTATATCTTCAACTTGCGGTGTGTACCCGTCCGCAAGAAAATCAGCTAGCTCTTGAGGAATGTCAATTTTACTTTCTTTTTGTCCGTTTCTTATTATAGTCAAAGCTTTACCGTTATTTTGACTATTAACTAAAGGTTGTTGATTTGCTCTAACACCTGTCATTCTAATAGATTGACCATGTCTACCTTCTATTAATACATCCCCCATAAAAGGAAGCATAGGGTATATATCTCCTCTTTCAATTACTCCTGGTCCTGGGTTGGGATCTCCTTCTCTTAATCCTGGATCTGGGTGAGCGTTATAATGTGGGTGATTCCATATGGCTAAAGAAGACCCATAGTATATTTTTGTTGAATCTGCTATATCGACAACGTCTTGTGCTTTGGGTCCTACGAAAAGCTGTACTACTTCACCTGCTAGAGGAAAAGACATAATATTACGATCGATAGGGTAAGCTAAATCTAAAGATCTTAAATCACCTTCTTTACCGGATGAGTCTAAAAGTCTATACCTAATAGCTCCTATATCACCATAAGATTTAAAGAAGGGATGGGATTCGTCTGTAACCACATCCACAACTCTAGCTATTGATGCTAAAATCTTATTATCTGACATATTATTCCTCTTGTTTAGGTTCTTCTTTTACCTCTTTTTCGATTTCTTGAGATTCTTCTAGAAGATCCTGCAATTCAGAGAAGTCAAACATTTCACTCCCATCTCCTTTAGTTTGTGCTGTTTCTATGCGTTGAACTATAGTCGCTAACTTAATCAATGCTTCATCGTTCTTTACTCCTATCTCCATATACTCTTTTATCATAGGGACGATTAAAGTAGCATCTCCTATATTTTCTATAAGAGGTTTTAGTTCACCTATTAATGCTTTTACTTGAGCTCTAGTACTAGTTGAGTTATCATGTATTTCTCCAAAGAGATCAGATAGAGTCTTTCCGTTAAATATTTCTTTATCTAAACTCATAATTTTAATTATAAATAGTAACTTACTTATTATTTAAGTTAGGTACTAGAACTCCTCTTTCATATAATTCAAGGTATCCTTCATAGAAATCCTTTTTAAGTGTAGATATAACCCTTGTAAGTTGAGGAGTTTCGCAATCTGTCATTTCTCTTATATAGATATAAAGAGCTTTCTTTTTAAAAATCTCTAAATCACTCCTCTTTTTAAAAATGGTAAGTATAGCATCAGCTATTTTTCTTTCAGATTCTTTGAAAAACAATTCTTCTAACTTTTCATACGTTAAGTCTACCCAAATATCTATGTAGTTTCCTAGAGATATAGCTTCATCGTAGTCTAACTTATGTTCTCCTACTATCATATAAGAGGGGACGTTTAGAGCAAAGCTATCTGGTGTAGATTCGGTCTGGGTGAGCTTTTTATAGTTCTTATTATTGTAGTTAATAAGCCATCTTTTTACTATAGTACCAAAATAAGAGTATGCTTTAGCTCCATTAGTAGGGTCAAACTTCATAATCTTTTCTTCTAGTAATACAGTTACTACTTCATGCTTAAGATCTTCGATTTGTTCGACATCTGTGTAGTAAAACTTAAAGGTATGTATAATATTTTCTGCTAACTTATAGAATGGAAGGTAAATATGTTCTGTAAATACCTTATTCCTATATTCGTTGTCTGTGGAGCTATTGTATTTTTTTATATACTCTTCTGTCTCTGAAGTAAAATAATTAGCTTTGGATTTCTTCCTTGCCATATGTCGAGGGTAGCTTAAACTTGTTAAGCTCATTTTGTACTGTTTTTATACTATTAAAAAACGTACCTATTTCGTCGTCTGACTGAAAGACCCCTCGTTCGTCAAGTTTTTTAAGGTACTGATCGCTTTCTTCTACTAAAGAAGAGAGGTTTTGAAGATATTTTGTTTGATCTTCTATAATATCTTCGTATAACTCTGCTTTTTTAAGAAGGTTATTTATAATATAAAGAAGAATAATTATAAAAGCAACTAAAAAGACAATTATTCCGGAAAAAAGTAATGGATTAATGGTCATCTATAGGTTTTTTAACATTTTTGAAAGACTTTCCGAAGAATTGACGGCTTTTCCTGAACTAGAAGTGGTTTTTTGGCGTCTAGGCTTGGTAGTCCCACCGTTTTTCTTCCAAATATCGTATTCGACCTTAGAGGCTAGGTAGTCTGCACTGTGGAGTACGCTAACAATAGAGGTTTTCTGTCTTGAACTCTCTTGATGACTGAAGAAGTAAGCTTCATTAGCTTTATCAAACACTCCATCGTGTAGTCTGATGCCTAACCACTCTTTTTGACTAACCTTTAACCCGAACTTCTGTAGTATGTACAGTGATCTATCGGGAATGAGCATAAAATCTAAGTCTGAGTTGTAAGTATACATCTCTGATAGTTTATCCTGACGCCATTTATCGGTCTGAGGTTGATAGTTCTCTTTATCTCCATCACCTAGCTTACCTAAATCATGGAATAAAGCGGCAAAGACAAGTTCTTCTTCGGTGTAATCTACTGTTCCACCCATCTCTTGATATAACCTAGACTGCTTTACCGCATATTCCACAACTCTATTAACATGATCGACGTATCCCCCAGCAAAAGCATTATGATGCCAAGTTTTACCACTAGCAGGAGCCATTACGTAAGTTTCCTCAATGTGAGAAATAAGTTTCTTCACCGAGTCTTTACGATCTCCTATGTAAGTATCTACTATTTTGAGATGCTTCTCGAAATTACTTTGGATCTGTTCGGCCGATAATGACATATTAATTATTTAATTGATTATTTTTATATATCTATATACTTATATATTATTATTAATTATATCTATATATATTTTATATATAATATTGTTAAGATAATAATAATTTTTCTAAAAAGCAACTAAATTAACTGTTTTCTGTTAGAAAATTTTTTAATATACGTCCAATACCTATTTTCAAAAATAATTCTATCCGGTAAAACCTCATCTACTGCTTTCATAACTCCGGGCCACCACTGTAAGTAGTCGTCACCTATTATAGCTCCTCCTATTTTAACTTTAGGTAACCATACCTGTATATCGTTTTTAACTGATTTATAGTCATGTACCATATCAATTATTACTAAATCTATAGAATTGACTTTAAATTGAGTAGAAAGCTCTGTTGCATCCCCCATAAGAGGTGTATAATCTCTACCCTGCATATTTTCTTTAAACTCTTGGTAAAAATTTTCTTTTTTCCTACTATCTGTCCATAAATCTATAATATATACAAAATGTGAATCATCTGCTTCATCGCATAAAAAAGCCGAAGATCTTCCAAATTTAGCTCCACACTCAACTATAGTACCCTCTGTGGGTACCTGTTCAATAAAATGACGATAAGTACTTACTCCTGCATCGTCAAACCAACCATCTATGTCTAAAAAATGCTTCAAAAGGGAAAATGGGCGTATTGTTCAAATAAAAGCGTTAGCTCGCCGCGCGAAACGCGCAAGTTGTCCCGCGATTTATTCATAAGTTTGTACGTTTGATTCCATCTTATAAGGATCTCCTATACGCTTAACAACGGATTTAGCTTCTTGAACAGAGATATTAAAGAACTCTTTCTTTTTATTTACTCTAAAACCATTTCTTTCAAGATATCTATGTACCTGTTTCTCTACATCATGAGCATTAAAGCAAGGAAAAGCCCATTCGACAACGAAGTCTACTGCTACACCGGTAGCAGAATTAATCTGTTTAACTCTATCGGAAGGTTTATTCTTAGTAAAGCCTATCTTACATAGACCAGGCATTGTAGGATTAGTAAGAACATATACCCATTGACAGCCAGTCATACCTTTCGGTATCTGAATCTCTTTAGGTCTATTAGTGTAGTATGTAACGTCTTCCCAATCATCTCCTTGGGTACTGGGAGTAAGAGTAAAGTAAGTAGCATCAGTATCAGTTTGATCTTCAGAGACTTTGATTAACCCTTGAGCATATTCTTCGGTAATTCTTTTAACTGCCATAACCTTTATTTTATTTATACTTAAATATATGAAAAAATAAGTAACTACGCAACTACCTCTATATCTTTTTCCAACAGATCTTGGTATTTCTTTATAGTAGCACATTTTTCATACTCTTCTCTTTTTTCAAAGTAGTAAAGTAAAACGTTTAGACCGTTGAATACATCATCTTTTTCGAAAGACTTAGCTATAGTATATTTAGTTTCGAACTTAGTACTATCTATTCTGTTAAGGTACCCGAATAGTTTATTAAAAAATTGATTTCTAACGTTAAATCTAACGTCTCTATACTGTTTACCAAAATGCTTTAGATGCATTAGGTCCATTGTATGATAGTTTTCTATACCTCTGAGGACCATACCCATAAGAACAAAAGGATTATCTAAGAGCTCTTCCATATTGTGCTCTTTGTAAACCTCTTCATCTCCTTTTTCAAAGATAGAGAATAGCGTATGTGGGTCTAAAGGTTGCATCTATATATAAATATTCGTACATTATAGTATATGAACTAAAAACCTATATACCGAAAATTTTGCCGAATTTTTTTCTTAAGGTTTCGTTGGAAAATACCAAAAAAGTTCTTATATTATTACTATAACAAGATTATATATGTTTAACCCTGAATTCGTTATGGCTCTATTAAGTTTTACTGTAGTGATGGTGTTATTCAATTTAGTCAAAGATATGTTTCTGATACCATATCTAAAGGTTACTGACAAGAGTACTATAGATAAGATAAATAAAAGATGGTATATCAGCTTCTTTATTGGTACGCTCTTACTTTTTATTTTATACGGAAGAGCAGGACCTTAATCATGTATAAGTTAGGAGATTACTTAGTGTTAATAGTTCTCATATTTTTACTCATGTGGATGGCTTTTTATACACCTAGTTAACAATATATAAATATATATTACTATATACCTAAAATCTAGCATCTCGTTGCTAATAGGTATGGCAAAATCACGCAGACTACCAACCCCTTAGGGAACTATACTGTCAGTGTTATATCACTCTTAGGTCAGCTTGCCTGCCGGAGTCCGGAAGGATAGGAGTGGATCTATAGAAGGGTTGTAAGTTGGAAGGCTAGCCATAGAGCTATCACCATTAGTAACGGCCTCTCTATATACCTCTCAGTAAATGCTATTATCTTTTCCATATGTAGATCTTATTTAGAGGCTAATATAGACTGTGTGGTCTTATATAATAGTACTGATAGATCCTCTACCATAGATGGAGTAACGTTATCATCCTTAGATACATCTGTTATTAGACCATCATATAGATAACCATCAAACAATCCATATAGATGATTAACCGTATCATAGTCCTCTCTAGGCATCACCTTAATGATATCTAATACAAGTGACCTATCCTCTGAATTAAAGACCTCATGTCTGTTAAACCTTGTGTAATTGCTCATAACCTTTATTGTTTTAATATACCTTAATATACGAACTTTATCTCATATAGACAACTATTAGGTGATTATTACATTATATGTAAGGTTATCCTTAATCTAGTGAGAATACCCCAATCATTGTAAGTAAAGCCATATAGGGTAATTCCGAATAATGTAATCCGTAAGGCCGGAAATACGCCTCTATATAGAAAAAACTGAACAGGGAGACACCCATCCCTGATGTTTACCCCTTATCTTAAATACGCTACCTACCGTTTATTCTAGACAATACTATGATTATATAAGTATATCTATATAGCTTTATATGAATATATAAGACACTAACTCATCAATACATACTTAGAGGTAATAGACAAGTGTTACCCTTTATATGAGATAGCTAAGCCTTTCTCTCTTTATGTATCTAATGGTAGTGTAATATAGATGTAGTCAAAGTCTACTATACTCTCAGAACCAAGCTATGCTTGTATATGGCCATATATGATGTAGGGGTAAGGTTAGGTAGGGCCGAATGAACGTAGTGATATTCGCGCGTGGCACCTTCGGTGGAGAGAGAGAAACGCCCCCTCACTCACTCATCCTCTGTCCATTAACCATCCCACCAAACAAAAGACCAACCATCCTCCAGCTATCGATAATATTATGATATGCTCATTCATCGGTCTTTTTATCTAAAGTAAATAAAGTATGTATTATAATAGCTACTATACTATGTAAGAAGATCTTAGGTAGTGCTAATGAATATTCTATAGACTGGTTTACTATACCGTACATATATAGAAAGCATGCAAATACATTTATACCTACTACTACTTGGCCCATTATCTCTTTGACTCTATGGTTCCAAATTCGTTTCAGTAATAAGATGATTACAATAAATGCGAGTATTTCTATAACAAAGTTCATACGATTAGTTTATATATAAATATATAATAAAACTATTTATAGTATTACTATATTAACTCTTTGTTATATTTGTCTGCAGTCTTATTAAGGTGAAGAAAGTTTAGATCATCAAATTTTAATTCAGGAAGAAAGTTAGCTATCTTTTCTCCAGTATCTTTTTCTATATCAAATGTCAATAATCTTTTAGATTGAACTCCAATAAAGTAATCTTCTATAGCCTGCCTGTGAATAAGCCAATGTATTTTCCAATATTGTTCTATAGGTATCTCTGAACCATATAAGTAGAAGTATTTTTTAGATCCTTTCTTCTTAGGATTCACCCGACGAGAACGATGAAGACTTTTACTAGCAAGCCAGTTGTCTAAGTTTCTTATGTTATATATAAACTTTGATTCAGGATATTGAACAGCTAGAGTTTTGTAATTATATTGAATAGAAGTAATATCAGAAAAAAATGTAATGAAGTCTAACCCATCTAGTAATAGTTTACCTTCGGCAAGATTACTTTCAACTATACTTTGCCATTTACCATTATCAAAATGAACTGATGTGTGATCATTTCTATTAAAGAAATCATATAAAGAAGTAGTGCCGCATTTATTAAAGCCTATCTGAAAAACCTTCATACTCTAGTTATAATCTTCTATAGGATTACAGCTGCATACTAAATTTCTATCTCCGTATGCCTCATCAACTCTTCTAACCGATGGCCATAGTTTATTATTGCTTACAAAGTCTAAAGGAAAGGCTGCTTGTTGTCTAGTATAAGGATAAGTCCATTCATCTGAAGTAACCATTGCTTGAGTATGAGGAGCATTCTTTAGGAGTTCAATATTACTACTACTAATCTCTTCTCTAATACCAATCATAGCATCACAGAATCTATCTATCTCTTCTAGGTTCTCACTCTCTGTAGGTTCTATCATCATCGTTCCTGCTACCGGAAATGATACTGTTGGAGCATGGAAGCCATAATCAATCAAACGCTTTGCTATATCAACTACCTCTATTTTACTTTCTCTAAAAGGTCTACAGTCTATGATTAACTCATGAGCTGATCTTCCTTTAACACCTGTGTATAAAATATCATAACTATCTTCTAATCTCTTTTTAATATAGTTAGCATTTAGTATTGCTATCTCTGTAGCTTTAGTTAATCCATCTCCTCCTAGCATCTTGATATACCCATAAGATATTAAACAAGCTAATGCTGAACCATAAGGTGCTGCTGATACTTTTAAGTCAGGTAAGTACTTAGATAAATGCTTTGCTACACAGATCGGTCCTACTCCAGGTCCTCCTCCTCCATGAGGTATAGCAAATGTCTTATGTAAATTTAAATGGCATACATCCGCTCCAATCAAAGCAGGACTAGTTAAACCTACTTGAGCATTCATATTAGCTCCATCCATATAAACTTGACCTCCGCATTGATGTATCTTATTAGTAATAGTTTTAATATTAGATTCAAATACTCCATGAGTAGAAGGATAAGTAATCATTAAAGCAGCTAAACTATCTTTATGCTTTTCAGCTTTATCAGATAAATCTTTTATATCTATGTTACCTAACTCATCTGTTTTTATTACTACTACTTTCATTCCTGCCATTACAGCTGAAGCAGGATTAGTACCATGAGCTGAAGAAGGTATCAAACATATGTTACGATGACCATTATTATTATCTCTATGATAAGCTCTTATAACCATTAGTCCGGAATACTCTCCTTGAGCTCCTGAGTTAGGTTGTAAAGAAGTAGAATGAAAGCCTGTTACCTTATTTAGATCTCTTTCTAACTCAAAAAGCATTTCTCTGTAACCTTCTACTTGATCATTAGGAGCAAATGGATGGATGCTATTCCATTGAGGCCAACTTAAGGGAAGCATCTCTACAGCAGCATTAAGTTTCATTGTACACGAACCTAAGCTTATCATAGAATGATTCAATGCTAGATCTTTTCTTTCTAAAGTTTTAATATATCTCATCAAAGCAGTCTCTGAATGGTAAGAGTTAAATACTTTATGAGTCATGTAAGGAGTTTCTCTTTTAGAATAGAAAGGAATTTTATCTACTATTTCAGCTTTAATAGAGGAATCATTGTGTACTACTTTATAATTTTTAAATACTTTTATTATTTGAACTATCGAATTTTCATCAGTAGTCTCGTTCAATGATATACCTACATGATTATCATCTATAAAATTAAAGTTAATATTAGTTAGATTAGCAAGCTTACAAATATCATAAGCATTACACTTAACTTTCAGAGTATCAAAATAAAAATCATTAACGTTTAAGTACCCTAATCCAAAAAGACTCTTTTCTAATTCTTTAGTATCATTATGGATTTTTTCAGCAATACTCTTTAATCCTTCAGGACCATGATAAGCTCCATACATACCTGCCATTACTGCTAATAAAACTTGAGCAGTACAAATATTTGAAGTAGCGCGATCTCGTTTGATGTGTTGTTCTCTTGTTTGTAAAGCCATACGTAAGGCAGGATTACCATCTAAATCAATAGTTTGACCTATAATCCTTCCAGGTATACTTCTTTTATAATCTTCTTTAGTAGCGTAAAAAGCTGCATGTGGACCTCCGTAACCAAGTGGTATACCGAATCTCTGAGTAGTTCCTACTACAACATCTACTCCATATTTACCTGGAGCTTCTAATAATGTTAGAGACAAAAGATCAGCTGCTACTATAGTTTTTAAATTAAAAGACTTAGCTTTTCTTACTGCTAAAGAAAGGTTAGTTATTTTTCCATGCTTACCTGGGTATTGAAATATTGCTCCAAAGTAGGTGCTATTATAAACTACTTCTAACTCATTACCAACTACAAGTTTAATACCCAATGGAATAGCTCTTGTAGTAAGTACTTCTAAAGTTTGAGGTAATATCTTATCGGATACAAATAACTTATTAGCATTAACTTTTTTCTGTTCTCTGGTCCTTAACGAGAATATCATTGACATAGCTTCAGCCGCCGAAGTACTTTCATCTAATAAAGAAGCATTAGCAAGTTGCATACCAGTTAAATCTGATACCATAGTCTGAAAATTAAATAAAGCTTCTAATCTTCCTTGAGCTATTTCAGCTTGATATGGAGTATAAGCAGTATACCAACCAGGATTTTCGAGAATATTTCTTTGAATAACCGGAGGAGTAATAGTAGGATGATATCCTAAACCAATATATGTATCGTATAGTTTATTATTATTAGATAAAGCTTGAATATGTTTTAAGAATTGATATTCAGATAAAGGAGTATTAGATTCTAACTTATCTTTTAATCTTATCTCTTCAGGGATAGTTTCAGTTAGTAGTTCTTCAATCGATTCCACACCAATGAAGCTTAACATTTTCTGTATTTCTTTTTGTCTTGGACCTAAATGACGAGTTAAGAAGTTATGAATCAAATTGCCTTTCTTTTAAACTTAAATTATGAAGTAAAGTATCATAATACTCTGCTATAGAAGTAGGAGGTTTATATACTCTAAATCCTGATTTAATACTATAATTAGTACAGTAAACATTAAAAAATAAATTAATAAATTTTCTTGCTGCAAATGTATGTAAGGCATTCTCACATGAATTAATAACTTTATTAGCTTTTTCAAAAGCTGCTTTAGGATGAGTTTTAGAATATAAGTAATCCATCATTAAGAATTTTAATTAAATTATTAACATCTTCTTTATTTTTCCATTTAAATAAACCGGTATCGAATAATTCAACCTCCCATCCATCTCCTTCTATTTGCTCTAATGTCATATCGAAAGTAGCTTGAGTTTCCAAAACGAAAGGAGATTCGTCATCTAAATCATCTTCATCTCTATATATTTCATAAGTATAATATCTATAAGGATCAGAGGAGTCACCTAACTCCTCCAAATCCTTTTTAGTATATTCTATCTTAGTAAAACCTAAATCGATTAAATCGCTTTCTGTCATATTAATAAATATTAAAATAATTCTAATTGAGCACCAACTCTATTATCAATAACTTCATATACCGACTGAATTTTTCTAGTTGGAAGATAAGCGTTAGAATCCCAATCTAATACTTCACCATCTTTAACAGTCAAAGCATGATTAGCAACCATAACAAGATAAGTACCTTGCTTATGAGAAGATAAAAAACTTTTAAGAGTTTTCTTTCTCCATATAATCTCACCTTTCAATTTATATTGGTTCTTAGTTTCTTGTTTAGGGAGAACTCTAATAGCTAATTTTTTATCACCAATTTCAATACCAGTAGTTTCCCACTTAAGCATCTGAGTAACAATATTCATATTATTAGTTCCTCTTTTATCAACTCTATTAAAATTTTCTTTACAAAATGTATGAGCAGTTCTATAAGATACATTACAAGCAGAAGCTATAGATCTTACTACACAGTCATTTTTTTCATTTTTAGCTAATGAATCGTTAAAATTTGAATAACTTTTGTTTACTTTTAAATACATAACCTTTTGTTTAATAATTAATATACCTTAATATAAGAAGAATATTCCGGAAAAGCAACTATAATTTATACTTTTTTCTATAATCTTTTTCAAAACTTCCTCCAACTCCTATTTCTAAAATATCAGCTTCAGCAGGAATATACTTACCTTTAATATCTTCTAATATTAAATCAACAGATCTAAGGTCATTAAATATTTTAATTTTAGGTTTACTTTTACTCCATTGGCGTTTAAATACGACTACTATAGGAGTATACTTTTTTTTACGAATGTATTTCGACATGAACTTCTTTAATATGTTTACATTTTTTATGAGCAATATAACCCCAACAGGAACAGCTTAATTCTTTTCTTATGTTATACCTCACTATATATTCTTCTCCTGATCTAGCTGAGGTAAACTTCCATTGCTCTTCTTTCTTCTCTTCGAATAACTCTTCGAAAGGTTTAGCTTCAAACTCTAAATCATCAAACGAAGTATCTTCTTCAACTACAGTCCAAGAAGGAGTATGGTACCTAACATCATTTAAAGTAACAAAGCCTCCTAGGCCTACGTTAGTACGAGGAATAATATATTTCATTTTAATATAAAATCAAAAGCGTTAGCTATAGTTTTTCTGAATTCAAACAATTCATCATCATTTAGTTTTTTAAATGTAGTTGCTCTTAAATTGTAAATCAGCTCGCTAGCAGCTTTATACCCTTTATTATTATAATCAGGTCCTGGAAATGCTGAACCCTTATCTTGTTTTATCATCGACTTACTTTATGAAGGTTACTACCCCATCCGGTTCTTCTATCCATAGCTGCTATATTTTTAGCAGACTCAGGATCTTTTATTACTTCAGTTTCACAATAAGTAGTCTTTCCGGAAATAACATTCCTAACATACCACTTAGAAGTATCTGAGCAGTTTACACATACCTTAGTATCAGGTAAAGCTTTGACCCTCAAAGGATTTATCTCTTTACAACATTTAACACAACTACGCATGAGCTAAATTTTGATCTAAGTTCCAAGTAATAATACCTTCAAGATCAGTATAAGGATCACCAATCTCATTCCAATCAAATAAAATAGAATCTACTATCGCTTCAATTCTATCTGCCGTAAGAGTCACCTTATTAGCTTTAGCTACAGACTCTACCTCGGACTTAATATAACTTTTAAAATTCCACATAACCTTTATTATTTATATCTAAATATACGAAAAAAATATCGGGGAGCCAAGAAACTCCCCAATTATTTTTAAGATTGATAAGCTATTTGTAACTGATCTGATTTTTCCTGTAAAAGTAAACTAATAGCCTCTTTAGGTAGATCACTCTCTATATTTTTAAGAGAAATAGCAAAACATAACATATCAGTGAAGATTGCCGTAGCTACTTTTTCTGCGCTTTCCTCCGACTGTAATCCGTTTAAAGTCTGCCCTATTGCATGAGATGAATTATAAAATAATTTACCTTCAAAAAGCTTTTCAAAATCAAAATAGTAATCATGAATCAATTCTCTACCTGTAATCTCAAAATTAAAAAGATTCTTAATGTATTTTAGCCCAGATGGACGGTGTTTAGTTCCTCCTAAATGTATTGGACTACCTGGAGTATTTTTAGCTTTGAGACCGACACTATCTTTCTTTTCAAGCTTTTTTACTAGAGGAGCTAATTTCCTACTAATTCTATCAAACATCTCCTGTGTAGATTTAGTAATATTATCTGAAGGTTTATCCGTATATAATTCAGTAAGACGTTTAAGAAGCTTTTTCATAGACTCAATAAGAGTTTTAAACTTATCGTCATCCTTATTAATTCCAACAGAATTTTTATTAGACTGAGTAAAGTGAGTAGATAAACCTTTATCAAGTATTTCTAACTCTACTCTAAATCGGTTTCGCCCTGCTACAGAAGAGGAACCTGGAAAAAAATTGTTTCCTAAGTTGAGGTAACGATTTAGTACCTTTACGTACAGACCACCGTTACCTTCTCTAAAAGAGAAACCTTCTCCTTTTTTATCAAAAAGTCCCGGGTTAGTAAATTCCCTTTTTGAAAAATGATATCCGACTAACTTAAGCTTGGTACCTAGAAAGTTGAATTCTTCACTGACTTTATCGATTCCTTTTCTTAAAGAAGGTTTAAGATCTCTGTAAAAAGGATCAGTAAAGGTAATTTCATTACAATCATTACAATCAACTTTATCATAAATTATTTTAAAGTTTTTATTATTACTGTAAGCAGGAAAATAAATCGCACCTAAATACTTTTTAACAAACGAGTCCTTAACAGTAGTACTATGGTTAGGAAGAAAAATAGTAGTACCATTAGATTCCGAAGTTTTTTCAGTTTTAACTTCACTTTTAGCAACCTTGTCTAAATATATTTCTATAGAGCTCTTAACTCCATTACAGACACTATCAATTCTAGCTACTCCAGAGTGGGTGATATTGAAAATAGCGGCAGTAAGACCTACACCATATTCCCCTATGTCTGTTTCCGAATACTCTAGTAAATCTGAACCTAAATCTACAGATTCATTAAGAAGTTCAGGAGACATTCCTGCTCCGTCATCTTTTATAGTAAATTCCCAATTCTTAGAGGAACCTCCTTGTAAAATAGTAATTGTACTTGCCCCAGCATCAATAGAGTTATCAATAAGTTCTCCTAGAGCGTTTTTGAGATCCCAATCGTTTTTTCGTAGGGCATCTCTAAAATAGCGCGAATGCGCTTTTAGTGGTATAATATTCATAATAAAATTTTTATGTCAGATGCTTTATCTGACTGGTTATAAATAAATATATGAATATAATTTTAACATACCAACTTTAAATGTTAATAATTTTCCAATGTTCATAGTCATATTCATTTGCACAGTAACCCCAATGAAGTAAAGACTGTTGAATTCTAGGACTGATGCTCCAGTTATTAGTTTCATGTATCCTAGAGTAGATTCTTTTTTTCCATCTACCAGTTTTACCACAGAAGTTCTGCCATCTTATTATCTGCCTATCATCATCTTTATGACGTCTTCCTAAAGAATATTTACAGTACCATTCAAACCAACCGTAAGGATCATCATCATGTATCCATCCCATCTCTTTCCAGTATTCATACCCCATTCCGGATCTAGTTTTAAACTGATTAAGCTTAGGAGAGTATTTTTTAGTTAAGTATAAACTTTCATCTACACCTTCAAATAGATCTTTAAACAATTGACAGTACTGAGTATCACCGTATAGTAGTTCTTCTCCAAAATAGCTACCTCCAAAAGCTCCAGCCTCTATAATCTCACGAGGAGATAAAAGAGGTTTAAACTCTAACTTACTCATAATCTTTACTTAGTAGTCTTAAAAGACGTTTCTAAGTTACGTTTTATATCTGATCTAAAGTTATCTACTCTAACTCTATCGATAGTTTGAATATCTTCCATTACATCTCCTTCGTATCCTTTCCATTCTCGAGTTAATTCAAGGTCAGCAGATTT